AAAAATAATTTTGTATTATATTTCTAATAATTTTATTACTATCTTCATTCGAAATTTTAGAAGACTCGACTATAGGATTATATTCAACAATATCCATAGATAGTAATTTATCGCTTTCTTTAATTATTTTCAACGAATTTAATACATTATGTATTTGTAATCCATTATTTACTTTTGTGTTAACATTATCGAATATTAAAGGGTCTAAACAGTCCATATCAAAACTTATATGAATTTTATCATATAAACATAATACATTATTTAAATCACAATCATGTTCTAATATTTTCATATTATTTTCTTGTATTCTAAAAAATTCCAATGAGTCATAATCACGTAATCCATAATAATTAAATTGAAATGGGTCCATTGGTTCATGACACATATTTAACAAAGGTAATGTATGTCCACATAAAATAGATATAGGAGTTCCATGTATATTTTTTGATGGTGAAGTTTCTATTGTATTAAAATCAGCATGTGCGTCAAACCATATAACACCAAATCGTTCATTGTTTATTTTACAGAATTCATTTGCTGCCGCAATATTAGAAATTGCTATTGTATGATCTCCACCAATCAATAATGGTTTATTATTTTTATTTAAAATTTCTCTGGAATAAAAATACCCATCTCCTAAAATTTCTCTTATATTTTTGTTTTTAGTATTAACATTATATGTTTTCTCTATTCTTAATTTATTTAATTCTGGTTTTAATATTTCATATGCTTTACTTGAACCCAAAACATTAGCACCATGGTCATATGGAATATTAATTACATTTATAAATGATAATAAATTTATATATGATAATAACATATATATTATAAATATATTATAATATTGTATTGTATTTAAATAATTTTTATAAACTATTTAAACTGGTTTCACGTATTATAAATATTTATAATATATTTATGAATTATATTTCGTTGCTGTTTAATTTATTTCATTTATTTGTATTTGTTTCTACACCACAATATAAGAATATATCTAAATTGGTATTTTATAGCAAATTATCTATATTATCGATTATTGATTTTTCAAATAATAATTTTGATTTTGTATATATTTTAAATAATTTACAATTTTCAAATAACTATATATGTAAATATTTAATGCAATATAGTAATATTTATTTTATTTTTGATTTAATTAATTATAACTTTATTAAAAATTTTGATTTTGTAATACATCATTGTATTATGATTTTAACACTATCAATTGGACTATATTTTGAAGTTTATATTAATACTATGTCCGTATTAGCAATACAAGAATTGTCTAGTATATTTCTTATTTTGAAAAATATGAATTATTTAAAAAAATATAAAATGTATATTGAATTAATGTTTTTTATATCGTTTATTTCTATAAGATGCGTACCACTTCCAATTATAGGATATTCTATTTATTATAATAATGATACACATTATACAAAATATATTGCGTTTATCTCTATAGTATTTGATACAATATTACATATGTTTTGGTTTTTTATATTAATAAAAAAATTAAAAAAAAAAATTATTTATATCGAAAAAATCAATAATGAAAAATATATTGTGTAAATTAAATATTATTCTATTTTTGTATATATATATATAATGAATAATAATAATAAGAATATCATTTTATATTTTTTATTTGGGTGTATATTTTCTAGATTATCTATGGTTTATATTGCCAAAATTATAAATATTAAATATTTACCATATTATGGAATAATTACACTTATAATAAGTATAATGTTTTTAAAAAATTATTTATATAATTTTCCAAAAACTGGATTTTTTGGAAATAAAGTTTGGTGGAATAATAATAGATTAATTCATTCTTTATTATATTTTATATTTTCAATTATGGCATTTTATAAAAATAAATATTCATGGACCATTTTATTATTCGATACACTATACGGATTAATTACTTTTATTTTTAAATATTTTAAATAAATTTATTTAAATAAATTTTTTAAATAAATATATTATTTTATATCAAAGGTTTCTTTTATCCAATTATATAATTTATCTATTTCACAACTTTTATAATCATCTCTAAATCCATTTAATTTATAAAATTTTGGCTTATACATTTTATCTGTTTTATAAAATATATAATCACCATATTTTCCTTTTCTTATTGATATATTTTCATTTATTCTTCTTTGTAAACTATTATTACCAGCATCTATATCTTGCAAAATTGATATAGCATCATTTAATTCTATATTTTTTAAAGGTACATTTATTTTTATTGTTTGTAATGATTTTAATATTTTACCACATTCTAAATAATAACCAAATTTTCCTTTTTTTAAATATACATCTTCCTCCTTATATTTTCCTAGTAATTTAATATTATCTTCTTTTAATTCGATTATATCATTTAATTTGTATTCATTATTTTTTAACTTTTCTATATCTACATTATTTTTAACACCATAAAATCCCATTGAACCATCTTCTTTTATATATTTAATAGTTGGTCCATTTTTACCAATTAAATATGTATGTTTATCGTCTATTTTAATATTTAATTTATATTGACATTTTTTATCATCTTCTATAGATTTACTATTTTCTTTATTAATTTTATCAATTTTATCAATTTTATCAATCAATTTGTCAATAGTATTATTACATTCACCACATAATGTATAATATTTCTTTTCACCATTCGCTATTAAATCTAAATCGTTTTCCATGTTTTTAGTATATTCATAATTAAATAATTCTTCAAAATGTTTTAATAAAAATTCTATAACAAATATACCCATTTGTGTTATTACTAATTTATTTTTTTCATTACCAAATTCCTTCGCTTCTTTTTCTATCTTTAAATTAATATTTTCTAATTCATTTTTACCTTTGTTTTTAAAATCTTCTAATATATAATTATTTGTATCTATTTTTTTACCTTCTATATTTTCTTTTTTTACATAATTACGTTCTTGGATTTTATCAATTAATGATGAATACGTTGATGGTCTACCTATTCCTTTTTTATCTAATAGTTGAACAAGATTTGCTTCATTATAATGCGATTTTAACTCTTTCAATGTTTCTTTACTTATAATTTTATTAGGAACAATATTTCCTTCTTTCAAATTTATTAAAAATTTAAAATATTTATCTTCTTCTACACCTTGAATTATTTTATATCCTGGAAATATATTTTCTTCACTACTATATTTATAATATTTATCTTGTGGTGCACTAATTTTTATATTTAATTGTTTATATATAGCATCGGACATCAAACTTTCAATAGTGTTATTCCATATTAATTTATATAATTTTTTATGTTTTGCTGTAAATTTTTCATCATCTTCTGGTAATATATTAATATTTATATTTGTTGGACGAATTGCCTCATGTGCGTCTTGTGTTAAATTATCATTTTTATCAGATATATCAGGGTTTTTATTATTATTTAACGAGAGATTATCTATATTTTTATTGATATAATATTCATTATAATTATTTATAATATATTCTTTTGTATTATCAATAAACTCTTCGCTATATAATTTACTATCTGTTCTCATATATGTAATATATCCAGATTCATATAACTTTTGCGCCAAACTCATTGTTTCCTTTGGCGATATATGCATATTATTATTGGTACTTTGTTGTAATGATGATGTTATAAATGGAAGAGGAGGAGTTTTTATAATTTCCTTTTCTTTATCTTTTTTCAATACATAATTAAATGGCTTTGATAAATTCATAAAATTAATAATTGATTCATTATCATCATAATTATAATTTAATTTAAATTCTATATTCTTGCTTGTAAAATATCCTGATGTATTAAATGATTGTTTTCCTGGACTATTATTTATATCTTTATAATTTTCATATACCAATTTAAGGACTGGGGTTTGACATCTTCCAGCACTTAAACTATTTTTACTATTAGAAACTATATATTTCCATAATATAGGTGATATTTTAAATCCAACTATTAGATCTAATATTTGTCTTCCTTGTTGTGAATATACCAAATTCATATTAATTGTGCTTGGATTTTGTAAAGCAGTTTTAATAGCTGTTTCAGTTATTTCATGAAAAATTATTCTTTTTGTATTTTTTATATCTAATTTAAATATAGTTGCTATATGCCATGCTATGGCTTCCCCTTCTCTATCATCGTCTGTTGCTAATATTACTTCTTTTGCATTTAGAATAGCTTTTTTTAATTTATTAATTTGCTGTTGTTTAGAATCGATTATCTGATAACAAGGATTATAATTATTCGTAATATCTATTTGATTTAAATTAGATAAGTGTGTAATATGTCCGAAGCTACCTAATACTTTATATGATGTTCCCAGAAACTTTTCTATTTTTAAACATTTTGCTGGTGATTCAACAATTAATAATGTATATGACATATTATATATAATATATTATAGATTGTATTTAAAATATAATATTTTATTCAATTTAAAAAAAATAAAGCAAATAATATTTTTATTTACTTTATTTTTTGATTTTTTTGATTTTTTTTATAGTTATTTAAATTTATTCGCATCTGTTAATATGATACTTGAACCGTTGTTTTGTATTTTTTAATAATCTTTTTTGCTCTTTTATTGCCGGCTTATACATTTTATCAAATAATTTTTGCTTTTCATATAACCGTTCAATAGATTTATCATTAGCTTGACATGAAAACAGTTGTATGAGTTCGTTCAACTCATTATATTCGCGATTCAAAGAATCCAAAATAGCTTCTTCAAAAACTTCTTGTGACTTATTATGATATACATTAATTTCATTGTTTGAATAATTATTGAAAGCACTTTCCAACATTTTTGTTTAATTTATTATATAAAAAGTATATCAATGTGTAATACATATAGGTTTGTATATTTTTATTTTCAATTTTATTTATATAACCCATAATACCTAAAAATATCATTTTGAGAGCATAAAGGTGTAAAAACCATTTTTATAAAAGTTAAATTATTTTTTAAGGTAACATATTTTTTTCCAATATTATTTACCATTTTTTTTTGAATTGGACATTTTAAAAATGTCCATTTTTAATTTTCGTAAAAAACTTTCAAAAAAAAGTTGCAAAATACACTTTTTTTATAGTTTAATACATAAAGCTTTGGATAATGAAAAAAACGCAAAAAAAATCTCTTACCACACTTTTTTTTTCCCAAAAATTATCGATTTCCCGGCCCTTTTCGGTCATCCATTTTTGGATGACTTTGGATGACCCAAAAAGGCCGAACTATATTTTTTATTATTTTTAAAACCTAGAATCATTTTATTAAAAAATAAGTTTAAAAATATTTTCTTATGATAATATATGATGGATGACTTTTTAGGCCCAAAAGGGCCGACTTGTATTATCGAGTATAAATGTATAGAATGTAATTACTTTACAGACAGACGTAGTAAATTTGATAGACACTTACAGACAAAAAAACATTTAAGCAATATAAATAAAAGCGTGAATGATATCAAAAGTGATAAAATTTGTAATAGCTATTCTAATTACTATCATTGTGAATGTGGAAAAAAATATAAATTTAAACAAGGTTTATTTAAACATAAAAAAATATGCTTTAATCATGAAGATTTAAAACAACATATAACAGAAGATTCTATAGTAAAATTAGTTAGTGAAAATAATAAAATTAAAGATTTACTAATAGAACAACAAAAACAAATAGTAGAACAACAAAAACAAATAGGTAATCTTATTCCAAAAGTAGGTGACACAATTAATAATACACATAATATTAAACAAAAATTTAATATTAATATATTTTTGAATGAACAATGTAAGGATGCTATTAATATGAATGATTTTATACAACAACTTCAATTAACTTTAAATAATTTAGATACAACCAAATCGAAAGGTTTAACTGATGGTTTAACAAACATATTTATAGAAAACATGAATAAATTAAGTTTATATCAAAGACCTTTACATTGTACTGATATTAAACGTGATACATTATATATTAAAGACAATAATAATTGGGAAAAGGACACTGATAAAACAAAGATTAAAAACGCAATTAAAGATATTAATAAACACCATTTTAAATTAATTAGTGAATGGATGGAACAAAATCCCGATTTTAAAGACAATGAAGAAAAACAAGAATATTTTGCTCATTTATTACGAGAATGTGGTTCAAATATAGAAGAGATAAGTGATAAAGTTATAAAAAAAATATGTACTTCAACACATATAAAAGACGGAATTAAAGATTTAAATAATGTTATAATTGATTAATTAAATTTATTCATATATATTAATTGTAATTAAAAATGTCTAAATTAGAAAAAGCTTATAAAAATGCAACTTTATTAAAAAATAAGGCTAAATCACAAGTAAATGAAGAACGATTATTTTTGAATGAAAAAGGTATAAAAGCAGAAAAATCATTTGAAGATAAAACTAAATATGGTTATAATAAACTTCAAAAATATAAACCGAAAGCAGGTAATGAAGATAATCCTATTGCAAAACTTATAAAAAATTTTGAACAAACATTATCTAGGGGTGAACCATTATTAAGTAAATTTAGTAATTTTTATTTAGCAAAGGGTGATTTACTTCATTATATTCCTCGAACAATTCTGATTTTTTTATCACTATTTATAATAATTACTGAAGTTATTTTATTATTAATCGGTCCTGTTATAGAAGCTATACCTTTTATTGGTCCGCCTTTATTAAAATTATTACAATTTTTTAGTTTACCCAAAGAATTATATTTTATGTTTTATGGTGGTATTAAATTTA